CATTGATCCTGCCCGGTATATAGAAACTGTTTTTAATATACATGTATCCAATTCTTCTGCAGATCTTGAAAATGTCAAGATGATGAAACAGCAAGCTGCTAACTTTGCAGCTCAAGGATCTAACCCATCTGTTATTGCCGAGATCCTTCAAGCTAATAATATCAGTAAGCTTAAAGCAGTATTAAAATCTATGGAAGCTGCAGAGATGGAAAAAGCTGCAGGACAACAACAATCAGAAGCTGAACTTGAAGAACGCAAAATTGCTATCCAAAAAGAGTACAAAGAAATAGAGTATACTTTTGATAGCTTGTTACAAAAAGAGAAATACGACGAAGAAAAAGAACTGGCGCATATTAAAGGGCAATATTCACTTGCCGATACCAATACACCTGGTGATGCCCTGGATCCGGTAGCGGTAGAAGAGGGTTTGATAGCACGCGAAGATCTGGCATTAAAACGCGAAACAGAAAGGGGCAAACTTGCTTTACAGGACAAAAAAATAGAATCTGATAAACAGATTGCTGAAAAGCAAGCTGCTACAGAACGTTACAAAGCTGATACAACTTTAAAAGTAGCCAGGGAAAATAAAACTGCTGCAGAACTAAAGAAGAAATCAGCTACTAAGAAACCCAGTAAGAAATAACAAGCTTAAGTCTAAAAGCTTCTTATAATTATAAGTAAGTGAGCTTCAAAACTCAGAACTTACTGTAAATTTTTGATTATATATCTTAAACACTAAACTTTACAACAATGGCTAAGCAAATCACAGATGCAAGCACGCTTCCTACATTGGAAGATTTCACAGAACAATCCCTATTATCTTCAGAGTCAGTTAAAGCTGCAGCTGCAAAAGCTGCTGCTGATGCTGCTGGTAAAAATGGTAACGGCACTACTACACCACCAGCAGTTGATCAGGTTGCTACTGCCGCTGCCACACTGGAAAAGAAAAAACAGGATGATGCAGCGTCTGCAGTTGCTCAAAAAGCAGGAGGTACCAAGCTTAAAAAGCAAACTGCAGACCAAACTACATCGGAAATCTCTGAAGAGGCTTTGACAGCTTTAAAAGCTAAAGCTGATACTGACATTACAAAACTTACAGAGGAAGAGGCTGAGATATTAATCAAAGCCGGATATCTTGAAGATGAAAATGCACCGAAAGAAACTATCTGGGATGATGTTGCCAAGATCAACGGGATCAATCTTGATGTTGATTTTGGAGATACAGATCCTGAATCTGCAGAAGGTATCGCACTCAGGGACCAGGTATTGGTAGATCATACTATTGATAATTACCTGGAATATTTAAAAAATAATTTTCCAGAAAGTTACAGGTTACTAGAGCATGAATCCAATGGTGGTGACATCAAAGAACTGTTCAATGCTCGTGCTACAGATTATAACAAAATCCAGCTCAAAGCGGATGATGTAGACATGCAAAAACAAATTCTCACAGAATTTTATAAAGCTAAAGGTTTTGATGACAAGCGTATTGTCAGAATGATAGAGGCAGATGAAGATTCTACAGAAGGTTTGTTTGCTGCCGCCAAAGAAGCGTTGGTAGCACAGCAAGCTTTTCAAAAACAAAAAGAAGATCAGATTATGCTGACTACCCAGCAGCAACAGCAAGCTAAAGCTGCCCGGGATGAACAAGTGCGCAGCATTGTAAAAGATATTACAAATTCTGGTCAGATTGGCAATTTTCAACTTGCTCCTAAAGACAGACAGGCATTTTATGATTTTGCTTTGAATAATGTTTTTTCAGACGGCAAAGATGGCTACCAGGTAGTATTGCCTATTAATGATAAGACACTGGTGCCGGTTTTACAGCAATTGCTATTCACTTATAAAAATGGCGACTTATCAGAGTTTGTAAAACGCCAGGCTGCAACTGAATCTGTACGGAAATTAAAACGCAAAGTAGCTCAGGATACTTCCCGGGCTGGCTCTGTAGAAGATACGACGCAATCCAAGGTGAAAAAGCTACCTACACTGGAGGCGTTTAATGCATAAAGCATTTAAAACAGGAAAAACGGTAGCTACAACTTTTTTAACCAAACAACACTATGTCACTTAGTTCCAGATCTAACAAGTTCCAGTTCCAGGTACAGCAGGACATCTTTGATGGCAAAGACCTACTGGACGAACAGAACTTTTACCATCAGCGGTATGGTAAGCCTGATGAACTGTCTCAGAAGTTGACTTGGTTGCTGGGTGATAGTACACGTTCTTTCCCGTTGGCGATGTCAACTATGGGAGATGTGGTTTCCCCTAATGGCTTCAAGCCAAGCAATCACAAAGTCAAAGAGATGCAGGATATTCAGTACACGTATCCTGTAATGTCCAGGCTTAACAAAGCCATCACAGTTGCAGAAACTGCTACGGATGTAAATGCTGGTTACGGCAATGGCTTGTTCAAGTTGATCTTCACTGACAACTGGGCAAAGCAAAACTACATGATTGAATCTGCTCTTGGTGTGCAGGCTTACATCATCAAGCCTCCGGATAAAGTGCAAACCGGATGGGAATATACCCTGCAGCTTAATGCTGTAACAGACAAAACTGTAGTTCCTATGTCAGAAATGACAGCAGGTGCCAAGTGGGTAGAACTGAACACATTCAATGCAGAATCTGAATCCAGAGGAACTGCCTTCAAGCGTGTTGCTCCTGGTAAGTTCAAGAACCAGATGAGCATTGTCAGGCTTTCTCACCAGTGGGCTGGTAACAGTGCCAATAAAGTCATGCCTATCAAGATCTCCCATGAAGGCAAAGATGATATTTCACTTTGGATGGATTTTGAGCACTATCAATTTGAGCGTGCCTGGCTGGAAGAAGTAGAACACATGTTCTGGTATTCCAGATATAATAGAAGGGCCAATGGTACTATTGACCTCCGTGATATTTTATCCGGAAAAGTTATTCCCACAGGATCCGGAATCCTCGAGCAGATTAACAATTACAGCACGTATTCTTCACTTACCTACAACTACCTGCAAAATACAGTTGCCAATGCCCTGTTTGGTCAGTCTGATACTGACGGCATGAGTATTACCCTGTACACAGGTCGTGGTGGTATGCGTGAATTTGATGCTGCGATGAAGTCTGCCGGCGTAACCCAACTTGCTATTGCAGGTGGTGGAGATATTGCACACAAGTTTGTAGGCGGAAGCAATTACAATCTTGTATCCATGGGCTTCTTTGATGCGATGTACCACATTGATGGTTACTACATTAAAGTGAAGCACAACCCGATCTTTGATTATGGCCGTAGGGCCCTGAAGTCACCTTTCCACCCAGATACTGGCTATCCGCTGGAGAGCTACAGAATGGTGTTCATTGATGACGGTATGTATGACGGAGAGGCCAATCTTCAGTGCGTTACTGAAAAAGGTCGCAGATTCCTGCACGGTGTTGTACCAGGCATGTCCCCGCTTCCTCGTCAATACCAGATCTTGCAGGGTGCTGGAAACTTGAATTCTGGCAACCTGAGTTTGATTACTACTGATGTTGATAAGTCATCCTACCACAGACTTATGGTAGGAGGTTGTCAGCTACGAAGAGGTAACACCAGCTTGCACCTTGAGTGTATTGCAGGTTTGTCTTCCTACAACATCTAGTTTTAATCTTACCAATTCAGTTGTAAGTTTAGTAATTACCCTCTGGAGTTTCTCCAGGGGGTATTTTTGTTTATTTACTGTATTTTACATTAACTTTGCTTACATGCTAGAATCAGCATTAACATTCACAGCAACTGAGCTATACAAGCAGCTGGTTGCTGCTTTTGAGGTAAAAACAGTATATAAAGTAAGTTTTAGCAAGGAAGTATCTCCTGATGTGCTCGAGATTATAAAATACTTAAAAGGAGATCTTAGTCCGCAAGATATTATACCTGACTTTCCTACCAGCTTAACTTTACAAGTAAAAACTCCCGGAAACATTATAAAAATCTTTCATCAGGATAATAATACCTATATGCAGGTATTTGATGAAGATAATTTTAAAAAGTTTGCAGCAGAATGCTTAGACTTGATACATACATCACCAACTTAAAACTTACATATTATGCCATCTAAAATTGTAGAATTGCACAGAAAGCAAACGTTTATGCAGGATGCGAATCAAGACCCAGATGTTAAAGACTACCTGGCCCTGGCTTTTCGTTCTGTAGGGAGTTATTACCGGGAAATAGGCAAAGTCTATGAATCTGGCTTGACCAGACTCGAGGAAGATGTTATCATGCCAGATCTGCTTGGAGGGATCACCGCAGAAGATAACAAAAACGAATTTAGGAAACAGGTGCAAATGTTCTTCAGAGAGCTTAATACCAAGGTTCCTCCTGAAGGCTTAAAATTACAAATTGGCCTGGAACAAGATGCCCCATTGTCTGCACAAAATCCGCCTTTGAAACCTATGGATTATGTCAGGTACAAACATGCTATGAAACATCCTCAGGTGGGTAAAAACAAAGATGAAGCTGATCGTTATCAGCATGTTTTATTTTATTTTGTAGATAAAGTAGCTCAAAGTGAAGGTAAGTCCAAACTCAGAGATTACGAAGATAAAGCTCAAATCGAATACCTTCAGATCAATAAAGATCTTGGCAAAGTAGAAATGGTGTTAACCCTGCTTGGGGTCAATACTAAAAATCTTAACGATAATGATATGGTCCTGGCATTAAAAGAGCAAGCCAGTCTGGATCCGGAAGAAGCTGATGACATGAACATA